CTCTTCTAATTCAACATCGCCAGAATTCATAACCTGATAAACAATCTTTTCTTCTTTTTTTTCTGATAACTCTGTTTCTTCTTTCTCTTCCTCTTCTGTTTCTTCTTCTTTCTCTTCCTCCTTTTCAGTTTCTTCATCTTTTTCTTCAGCTTTTTCTTCTTTCTTTTCTTCACAACTACAACCTAAATCTGTTTTTTCTTCAGTCTCCCCTTCGGACTCCTCTTCAGATTCTTCTTCTTTTATCTCTTCTTTCTTTTCTTCCTCTATTTTCTCTTCTTCTTTTTCTTCGGGTTTTTCTTCTTCTTTTTCTTCTTCAACTTCTTCTAATTCAATCTCTTCTTTTTTAGATTTTTTTTCTTTTATTATTTTTTTTGACATATTTTTTTCGGCTAACTCGACAGCTTTTTTAATATACCATCGGATAGCCTTTGCTTCTGGATTTGCACCTTGAGGAACTAAAGATACTTCTTCAAGATCCAAATCATCAACGACCTTTGAAATAAAACTGGACTCAGGAAAAAAAACTCGTTCGAATGTTCGATAATGTACCTTTCCTTTTACCGAAAGGCAATTGAGTTCTCCTGACTTAATTTTTTTTATAATTTCGGGTTCCGTTATTTCCATCTTAACCCATATTTTTCCTTTCTCAAAATGACAATCAAGTAATTTACCAATCTCTCCTTTATTGTGATTTAAGCAAACTTTGCCTTTTTCAAGAAAATTTTTTACTGCTCTTCGTAGAGCAGAATCAGAGATTATATCATTCTGAAAATCAAAATCATTCGCAGCGGCAAAGCCCTCTAATATAAAGTGATCTTCTACTTTTTTCTTTTCACTCAAAGATAACGGAAAACTAAACTCTATTAAAGTGTATTTTAACATATAATATAAAATTGGGTCAAGTTTTTATTTTTTACTGGGGGATGCGACCTCGAAACTACCTCCTTTGGATTTACAATGTGCTCTTGCTGAACTTGCCTTCCATATAGATTTTTTATATCTCATTGCCTGAAGTTCTGATTTCTTTGTCGATAAAATACCAAAAATAAAATCTATACATTTTCCATCACTCTTAACAGCACAATTTTTGCGTGCAAACTTATCATATTTATCTGGTGAATTTAACCTACAAGAATGTTCATTTTCATACGGTCTGACAACTAATTCTTTTTCTATCGTATACTCTTTTCCTTGTCCTGGTCTTTCTTTTTTCCTCATTTCTCCTCCACATTTAGGACATTTAATATCCTTACAATGTTTATCACTTCCTATAGTATTACCACAATCTAAACATTCACAAGTATAATTTTTCTTTTTTTTAACTATAGTATTTTTCTCAATCCATTCATTAATTTCTCTCTCTTGATTTTTTGTAATTGACTTTGATATTTGAGATAAGGCACTTGCATTAGCTGGAACAGGAACTGCTGAAATTTCCAATAACTCTTGTTTCACAATAATATGTGGATCTTTATCATCTAATTCTAATAACATAAATCCAACTGAAAATGCTCGCATTATTGGTGGATCTGATGTATACATCTGTTTTACCTCTCTTGATAACTGGGTAATTTCGTGAAACACAGGTTCAAAAATAAGTTTTTTATCTTCAACCCTAATATTTTTAACAATACCAACAGGCAATTCATTGTACCTATGAGCAAACGGTAAAACTGGATTCTTTTTAAAGTTTTTTAATTTCCATCCACTCGCCCTAATAATAGTACCCATTCTGTCTTTTTCCTCTGTTGAAGCAATAGCAACCAACTTACCATCAACATTTTTCGCAAAAGCCCTAACTGACATCTTCGTATTCTTTATGTTTGCTAATTCTTTTTCGAAATCTTTAGAAATATTTTCTGACATTTCATCTAAATTATCATTATATTCTTTAAATTCCATTTTTCGTTTCCCTAATTCATCTACAACTAAAATATGATAATTTAACATATCTTCGGCAGGATCTGGTAATATCTGCCACATTTTATGTAGTTTTCCATGCGTATCTAATAATTCTGAATTGTTCAAATTTTTTGGACTCCTTAAGTCCATACTCTTAAAAGTAACTACATCTGACCATGTTTTCTCTGTGCCTTCAACTAATTTAGGCGGGTAAAATCTTGATATAACTTCTATTGGATACATATATAAAGAATTACTTTCCCAACCTGATAACAATTTAAAATTGTATTCTTTAGACAAATCTTTTGTTTCTTGTTCTAATATTTCTTTTGGTTCTTCAATTATCACAATCCCAACTGCTTTACCTCCCTTTATAAGATATACTGGACTATCTAAATACTTTTTCGTTAGTATTGAACTTAAAATTGCTCTTTTGCCTAAAACAATTTCACTTTTTAAATCCAAAATTCGACCAGGTATTAAAATAGTTTTTCCAGATTCACCTAACTCTACAATATCAGTTGAAGTTAAATATTTTTTAATCATCGGCGTGAGTTTTAATATTAAGTGGCCACCCACATTTTTCACAATGTGAATTTTTTGCTTTGTTTTTATATCCACATTTTGGACATACTTTTTTACTTTTTGATTCCGACATAAGCAAATTCCTCACCTAACTTAAAACATTTTTTTTCTAATTCTACTTTGTGTTCGACCTTTAATAATTTTTCTTTAAGTTCTTTAGGAGTTGAAGGAGCATCAATGCCTAACTTATCTGCCATTTTTATCTTTCCTTTTTCAAAAGATATAAGTGCTTCTTTATTCTTTCCTTTTTCTTCTTTCTTTTTTTTGGTAGCCCAATTTAAATTTAGATTTTTTGCAGTTTCATAAATTACCTCATCAATAAATTCTTGTGGAAGTCCAACTTTTTGTTTCATAATTTTATCAAAAACTTCCATTAAGAATTGTCGAGATACATCAGAAAGTTTTTCGAATTTTATTTGAGGATAAGATAAAGAATTAAAGTTGAAGTCTATAAGAGGACCAACAGCATATGTATTTAATGTAGATTCCATCTGCAACATAATTGACTCCAATGATAAAACTAAAAATTGGGAAGAAGTAGTCCCCTTACCATAAGGATAGGCATATTTCATTTGGTCTACTGCCTGAATTAGTGCTGAACGAGCCATCATTAAATTGTGATGTTCAATAAGTGGCAATGGGTCATATGATCCTCCGCCTCTTTGTATTTCCAATTCAATCCCAGGAGGAAGTGTTATTCTAGAATTTATTCCAATAGTATCAACTACATCCTCGGCTGCTTCTCTTTCGCTTGGAGTAAGAGTTTGATTAATTTTTAAAATTTTTAAACCAGTTGATTCGAGTTCTGCTTTCTTGTGGGCAATATAATAAAGTTTATGTTTTTTGTCATAATGATAATAAGCAGTCTTAAGTATAGATTCCCCATATAACCAATGCTTTTCTTTTTGAAAGGTAAAGAGCATACACTTTTCAGGAGGAATATTAACTGATATTGATTTTCCACCAAAGGTAGCTTCCTGCCTAGCTCCATCAAATCCACCATGTTTATCTGATTGAAGAGAAATAGTTTGAGCATCTCTAGGTGCCAATTTCTTCCAACCAACTTTTCCTTTATATGGGCCATCGGTAATAATCCTAGCTACTTTTTCATATAAACGGAAACCCTCAAAAACAGCTCTGGTCATATCAGCAATAATAAAAGGAAGTGGTGTAGTCATACCACCTAAATTAAAGGGTGCAGTGAAAACAGTTTCTATAAAATCTCTTTCACCTTTATCATTTTTGGCAGGAACAACATGAAATGGAGTAGCTTGAATAGGGAGTGAAAGAAGTCTTACAATGGATTGAACCTCGCCATCATTCCCCTGCATTTCAATATAAGTTTCGGGTCCTAAATCATCAGGATTTTCTTCTGCATCATATGACGTTATTACCCCTTCTCTGGCAATTCCCAACTCTTGAACAAGATCTCCAATTTTCAAAATCCTTTTACTTGGTTCCACTTTTTCCTTTTTTTGTTTTTTTATGAAATCAAAGAAAGACACAATTTAAAGATTGCACCCAGGTTCAACATTAACTATAATATATTATTTCTATAGGTCAAGTACTAAATCAATAATCTACTCCTGATAGAAATTTATACCCACAAGTACTACAATAATCATTTCTAGAATAATTTCCACATTTAGGACATTTCAAAGTGGGCTTTTCTTTAACATAAGAATCTTCAAGAAGACCATCACAAAGAGAACAATAGATTTTTCCATCTTTATGTATTCTTCCACCTTCTCTTTTACAGTATGGACATTTCATATTATCTAATATACTAAGAAAAATAAAAAAGTCAAATTGATTAGTATCTTAATCAGTAGTAAGCCTCATGTCAGAATCGAACTGACGTCTGAAGTTTACAAAACTACTGCTCTACCATTGAGCTAAAAAGGCAAGCGGGGCAGATGAGATTTGCACTCACAACCTTTCGCCTGACAAACGAATGCTCTGCTATTGAGCCACTACCCCAATCTTATGTGCCACGATCTGGAATCGAACCAGAATCTCTGGTTTTTCAAACCAGTGCCGTGACCAACTTGGCTACCGTAGCTATATTTAATTTACAAGGGACATGGAAGATTTGCACTTCCCCTGAGAATGCCACAGATTCTAGTGCTACTACTACACTACTGCCCCAACTTAGTGGACAATATAGGATTCGAACCTACAATCTTATTGTTATCAGCAATATGCTCTACCATTAAGCTAATTGTCCTTAAGTCTAGTGGACAATGTAGGACTTGAACCTACAACCCTCTGTATGTAAAACAGATACTCTACCAGTTGAGCTAATTGTCCAGAATTAGCTGCGAGACTAGGACTCGAACCTAGATTAATGGATTAACAATCCACAGTTTTACCATTAAACCATCTCGCATTTATAATTAGGAATTTGCCTCTTATTGGAATCGAACCAATGTCGGTAGTTTAAAAAACTATTGTTCTACCATTGAACTAAAGGGGCATACACTAGTGCCTCCTATTGGAATTGAACCAATGTTGATAGTTTAAGAGACTACTGTTTTACCATTAAACTAAAGAGGCAAGTTGCGAGATAAGGATTCGAACCTCAATCTCTAGGATCAAAGCCTAGTGTCTTACCGTTAGACGATCTCGCATTTATAGTGATGGAGGTCTGAATTGCACAGACGACTTTGGCTTATGAGACCAAAATGATACTACTTCACTACCCCATCTTAAGAAGTCAGGGAGGCAGGAGTTGAACCTACATCGAAGGTATCCAAAACCATCATGTTACCGTTGCACCACTCCCTGTAGAATTCACTGATATTGTCTTATTCTTAAGCAGAGACATAAATATTGCTGAGTTTACAGCGGACAAATAATATACTTTTTGGCTCTGTCTCTGCTTTAGGTGGGTAATTGGCCTGATTGCCCAAAACCCCTTTACATTGAGTCAACCGATATTATATCCCTGCTTAAAAATAAATTATCCTGTAATATGTTTAGTCGCAAAAAGCAATAAATGAAGTATTAAAAGAACAAAAAAGATAAAGCCAAACAAAATCGCAAACTTAACCTCATGATTATAAACAGCTATAGTATAGAATAAGAAGAACATAAGAGACCCAAAAAAAAATTTTAAAAAAGTTTTTATCATCTTGTTATATTACTCAACATTTACTATTAAATGTCTTATAGAGTGCTTCCAGTTCATTATAAAGCATTATAGAAAGAAGTCAAGACACTATAGAAGCGATTTTGGGATTTTGGTTGTAGGCGGGGGAGGAGCAAGAGTTAATATCTGGGCTTCTCTCTTTTTTTTTCAGGTTTTCTTGTTTTGTCTGTTGCTTCTTTAATATCTTTTATCTTTTTCTGTTAGTGCTTTTTGTTTTCTTGTTTTTATTCTGTCGCAATTTTTGAAATAGTTTTTGGTCCCGCTGTTTTCTTGTTTTGGTTTTGGTCTTGCTCTTGTTTTGTTTTGTTTTTATGTCTGGCGCTTTTTCTCTTGTTGTTTTCTGGTCTTGAAATATCTTATTACAAAATTAAAAGGTAGATTTGTCAAACTGTGGATAACTTTTGTTTGACAGGGTGCTTAAAAAATGAGAAAATAGAGATAGAAAAGTCGCAATTAAAAACTAAATAAAAAAAGAGTATGACTAAAAAAGATTACAAAATAATTGCTGAAACTATTAAGAAACATTACGAACAGAACATAACTTATTATTCTGATTATGAAGCGAATATAAAGTTATCAAAGTTGATTATTGAATTATGTGTTGCTCTAAGAAATGATAATATAAACTTTGATACAAGTAAATTCCAGATAGCGTGCGGATTTGAAATATAAAAAGAAAGTTAGCTATTGACTTTATTCTTAACTAGTTAGTTGAGAATAAAGATTAGTTGCTAAAAATAAAAAGGTCGCAGATTAAAAATAAAATAAATAGAATAAAATGTCTAAAACATATACTGCTAAATATACTGATGGAACAATCATTTATCAGAATAAAGAATCTGGGAATCTATTTGGAGAGTTACCGCTTGGTGCAATGCCAATTAAAGAATATAAAAAAGAGATTTCAACGCTTGTTATTAGTAAGAAAGGCAGATGGGATCCTTGGAAAAAAGCATTTTTCAAAACTGGAAGCGGAAGAACTATTATTGTTGAAAGAGATTAAAACTATCTAGCCATTGATATTGCTGATTAAAAAGTTTAGTCGGCAATAATGAGTGGCTAAAAATAAAAAGGTCGGCAAAATAAAATAATAAAATAAAATGATTTATAATTCTTTATCGGCGTATAGAATAAGACAGGATAAAAAGAGAAAAAAAGATATAAAAGAGGCAATAATTGGTGCTGTTATACAAATTATTCTAGCCATTGGGCTTGTTGCTTGTTTAATGTTATTAAACATTGCTTTTTCTTTATATCAATAAAGGTCGGATCAATAAAATAATATAGACGAAAATATGACTATAAACAATTTTAAGCAAAAAATGATAGAAAAAGCAAAGGAGAATGGCGGAATATGGGAGGATTTTGGGCGGAAAGAATTATCAGAATTAAAAGATAAATACAATTATAATGATTTATTAAAGTCAGATGACTGCTTAACAAAGCGAGAAATACTTGTTAGGAATACAATAGACGAATTAAACGAGTGGGCGGGGACTTTTGATTTATCGCAATTATAAAGGTCGGGTCCATAAAATAATTTATAATAAAGTTATGTCTAAAACTTATTATCAATCTATAAATGAAATGGCTGATGATTTTGTGGAAAACTACAAAGACGAACTGAACGAGATTATGAAAGAGAATAAAAAGAAAGGTGCAGATTACATCTTTAATGAGGCGATTTATCAGAATTGGGACTTGAATGATAAGTTGCACGAGTGGCTAGATAGTGCTTGGTATGGATTTTTAAGAAGTGATTGGTGCGAGGAATGTAACACGGAGTTTTCTAGCTGTGCGAAACTTCTAGATGAGAGTAACGAAGTTGAAACTGATAGCGGATTATGGGAAGGGCAAGATCCGAAGGACGCAATTATGACGCAAGCATTCTTTACGGCAAGGACGGATTTATCTTTTGAAATAGAAAAGATTATAAAGAAAATGATAAATTAGCCATTGATATAGCCAATTTATTAAGAAGCGTAAGTTGGCTATAATGAGTGGCTAAAAGCATATTTTATCAGATTTTGAGAAAAAAACGGCTCATAGGTTGAGTTGTAAGACGATTAAAAATGAAAGTTGATATAATATACCTTGTCAAAGAATAAAGCAAAAATTAAAGAAAAAGACATAAAGGTCGGCAAAAAATAACTTAATAAAAGATTATGACTAACAAAATATGGGAGGACAATTTAAGAGAAGCAAAATTAAATTATCAGTTAGCAGGAAAAAAATTAGAATTAGCAGAATTAGAATTAAAAGAAAGTGAAAAAAGAACAGGAATTGAAAAATGGCTTGGATTTACTTTTGAAAGCTCATCTGGACTGACGGAGGAGTTTTCTCTTTTTAACAAAGAGATAAAAAAATATATCAAAGAAAACTTGGATTCTACTCTTGAACTAGTAAATTGGAACAGAATGCATTTTGAGTTTTCAGGATTTATCAGAAATAAGAAAACTAAAAAGATTGTTTATTTCTCTTGCTCGGATATAAGATATTTTAATGATGCTTGGTATGATGATTTATTGATTAGGACTGCTGAAAATGAAAAAGATTATACAGGCGGAAGCAATAATTCTTGCAAAATTGCAGAATTATCAAAAAAAGCCAAAGAATTAACAGATTAGCCATTGATATAGCCCATTTACCGCAATGGCATAAGTGGGCTATAATGAGTGGCTAAAATTGAACGCTGGTTCAAAGGTCGGTTTAATAATACAAAGACAAAATAAAATGGAAATTAAAAATATAGTAAAGCAATTAAAAGAGGGAAAATTGAATAGAGGGATAGATGAGAAATACGCTGGAGGATTTTGGGATTTGGCAGGAGTGCTTGCTGATAATTATGACATAACAAGGCAGGAAGCGATTTATTATGCTTTATATCAGGTTGCTGAAAGTTGCTTGGAAAAAGATTTTGATTAAAAAAAACAATGAAAAACTATTTTAAGGATCTAAAAAGCGTGTCAGAAGTAGCAAAGATTTTAAGAATAAGCAGACAGGCGATTTTGAAACAGATAAACAATGGCAGATTGATAGCAAAGAAAATAGGCAAAGGTTATATAATTTATTTTGAAAGGTCGGTGCAATAAATAATATAATGAAATGAAAAATGATAAATTACAAAGTAAAATTATTGCTTTTGTTATGCGATGTCTTGGCTGGAATTATAACAAAGAACAGATAATTGGCTTTACAATGCTAAATTATAATATCTTTTATAATGAAGCCAAAGAAAGAGTGGAAAATGCTTTATTGGGAATTAAAAGGGTCGGCTCTAAAAGGATTTATTTGACAAAAAAATCCAAAGTTTAATTTAAGTCCGAAAGAGATATTAAAAAATAAGAAAATTAAAAAGGTCAGAGTAAAATAATTTAATATAATAATTATGGAAAAAAAATGTGAAGGTTGCGGAAAGATTTTCAGATCCAGACACGGAAATCAAAGGTATTGCTCTACAAAATGTCAGGGGAGATGTAGTGTTAGGAGGTTGAAGAAACAAAGATATGAAAGATTATCTTTAATCCAAAATGGATCTTGTGCAATTTGTGGAAAAAAAGAAACAGAAAGTAAAAAATTAGTAGTGGATCATAATCATAAAACGGGCAAGGTTCGGGGTTTATTATGTCATAGTTGTAATACGGCTTTAGGTTTAGTCAAAGAGGATATAGAAATCTTAAAGAAAATGATAAAGTATATTGAGGAAAATTAAGAGATTTTGATGTCTATTTGCTAAAGTCATTGTTTGCTCCATTAAGAAGGAACCATACCTTTTTGTTGCTATAATTGAATCCGCCAAAATGCTATATTCCGTGCTATTGACAAGGTGCTTATAAAAGAGTATAATGGATAGTAGATAATATGATAAAAACAAAAACAATAATAAAAGGTCTAGTGTTGATAAGTATAGTGTTAAGTGTCTGTTTAATAGTAGAGATAGTTAGATTTATCAGTATTGTAGCAGAGATAGTGTATATTGGGACTTAATTGGATATCGGTAGCGTCTGGGAAGCGTCTGGCGTGTCTGGGAAGCAGGGGGCGGGGGCGTTGAAATGCTTGCTACCTCTACCAAATTAGTTAATAATCAATAATATGAATATAAAAAAAGATACTATATTAAAAATAAAACACTCACGAAAAGGAACATTTATTGGTAAAGCAATTAAAGATTTTAATACTAATGATGAGTGGTATCCAATAGTAGTAGAAGATGAAGAAGTAAAGGGAATAAATACAATATGGGAAAAAGGGGAAGATATACCTTGTAGAAATAGTTTATGTTCTATTGAAATAATTAAAGTGGGCGAAAAATTAAGAAAAGTGAATTATGACTAAAAAAGAGATAAAACAATTACTGGATCTACTTACTAAATCTTTTAATGATTATGGCGATAAAATGTCTTATAGCGCCTATTTTGAGCCAGAAAAGGTTGATTTAGCGGAATTTATAGAAGTTTTAGAAGCAGAGTTAATAAAATAATGAAAAATGCTCTTTTACTATCAAATGATTAAACGATTGCGAAGTG